TTCTGAAAACGAAAATCTTAAAACACAAGTAGCACAATTAGAGGCAAAAGTTAAGAATGGCTTTAGTCAAGTAGCTGAGTTAATAGAAGCACTTACTAAGACACCTAACGCTGAACCTATTGCGCAACCAAAACAAACATTCGGTTCTAACGTAACTACAAAAGATATGAAGTACGAAAGAATTGCGAAATTTAGAAACGCTTTATTAAACAAATAAAAATAAAATAAAATGGGATTTGATGTATCTGCATTAGCAAACTATACAAAAGAAAACGAAGCATTATTAGTAACTTCGTCTGTATTGGGTGCAAAAACTGCTGCTCTTATTAAGAGCGCTGGTAACGTTATGGTTGGCGTAAAGTCAAGCGAAAAGATTAACATTATGGAAACTGACGCTATCTTCCAAGATGGTGCTTCTTGCGGGTTCAACGCAAGCGGATCGACGACCTTCACTCAGCGCACGGTTAGCCCTGGAAAAATTAAGCTAAATGAAGCTTTATGTCCTAAAGACCTTGAAGCAAAGTATTTACAAAAAGCTTTACCTACAGGTTCTTATTATGACTCTATTCCTTTTGAGCAAGAGTATTCTGAAAAGAAAGCTAAGACAATCGCTGCACAATTAGAAACTGCTTTATGGCAAGGTGACACTACAAGTGTAAACGTAAACTTAAACAAGTTCGATGGTCTTGTTAAGTTAATCGGTGCTGCTTCAGGTGTTGTAGCTGCAAACGCTTCTACTTTTATCTCTGGCGCTCCTTTATCAAGCATCACTGCTGCTAACGTAATCTCTATCTTTGATGGTGTTTACCAAGCAATTCCTGCAAAAGTTGTAGCTGCTGATGATATGACTATCTTCTGTGGTCAAGATTTATTCCGTACTTACACTGTTGCTCTTAAAAATAGCGGTTCTTTCAATTACCAAATTGATGTTAAGGCTGATAGCGAATTTGTACTTCCTGGTACTACAATTAAAGTTATTGCAGTTGCAGGTCTTAACGGAACTAACAAAGTTTACGCTATGCGTTTAAGCAATATGTTCTTAGGTACTGACTTATTGAACGAGGAAGAGAAGTTTGAAATTTTCTATGCTAAAGAAGCTGACCAAGTACGTTTCGTATCTGAGTTTAAGATGGGTGTAAACATTGCATTCCCTGACGAAGTAGTGAAGTTTATCCTTGCATAATTTATCGGGTAGGTTGAAATATACCTACCCACTTTTTTAAACTAATTAATTTCTAAAATATGCCGTGCGCGTTAACCCAAAATTACAGCCTTGATTGTAAAGATTCATTAGGCGGAATTACCGAGGTTTATTTTGCAGCAGCAGCAGACGTTACCTCAACTACCGAAGCAAGTGGTGTTATTACCGCACTTGTTAAGGCAGCAGGTAAAAAGTTCTACAAGTACGAACTTGTAAAAGGTACTTCTCAAATCGTTGAGAATATCAATGCAAACGTACAGAACGGAACTGTTTTCTATGCTCCAGAATTAACAGTAGTATTAAACAAATTACAAGCTAATACAAGAAACGAAATCTTGTTGTTAGCTCAAAACACTTTAGTAGCAGTTGCCAAAGATAACAATGGAAAATACTGGTACTTAGGTAAAACAAGAGGCTTAGACCTTACCGCAGGTAATGCTGGTACAGGAACGGCTGAAGGCGACAGAAGTGGTTACACTTTAACTTTCACAGGTGCAGAAGCGGCTATGGCTCCAGAGGTTAACTCTACAGTTGCAGCAGCTTTAACTACTCCTGGTTCTTAGGTTGTTTTGGTTTTGTATATAGATGCCCTCGGACTTAATTGTTCGGGGGTTTTTTATTTTGCAAACAATCGTGATAGTTTATATTTATAGTTGTGATAAGATTAATTAAGGGGCAAACCCAAAACATAATACTTACCTTGACTGAGAAGCAGCTTTTAACAAGCCCGAACTATCTATTTATATTTGAGAATAGATCAACAAATACGGACATCAAATTTGTAAGGCTTAACAATACAGACATAAGCGCATACAAGGAAAGGTACAACGAGTTCACTATTGTAGTTAATAGCTTCTTTAATACGGCTTTAAACGGGCAATACACCTACACAATCTACGAGCAAACAAGTACTACTAACACAAACCCGACGGGCTTAAACTTGCTTGAAACAGGCATAATGGAACTCGAGGATACAACTATATCATTCACAGAATACGAAACAACAAGCACATTCACAATAAGACAATAATGGAAATACAAGTATTGACATTTGCCGAGGCAAAGCAACCTGAATATAAAGAGAAAAAAGGCGAAGGGTATATGCAGTATGGTCAAAATAATGACTATCCGCAGTACCTATTAGACCTATTTAACAAATCTGCAAAGCATAACGCTATTATTAGAGGCAAGGTTAATTACATTGTCGGCAATGGTTGGGCAGGAGAAGAGGCGATTGTTCAAAAGGTAAATAGAGAGGAAACCCTTAACGACTTAACTAAAAAGGTTGCTTTAGATTTAGAACTATTTGGTGGTGCTTATATCCAAGTTATTTGGAGTGTAATGGGCGGTCAAGTAGCTGAGTTATGGCATTGTGATTATACAAAGATTAGAACCAACAAAGACAACACGCAGTTTTGGTATAAAGATGATTGGAAGCTTACACGCAACCAAGAAAAAGCTGAGATTTACAATGCGTTTAACCCTGCTATCCCACAAGGTGTGCAGATACTTTATGTAAAGGAGTATCGCCCAGGAATGAATGTTTATAGCCTTCCTGGTTATTTTGGTGCGCTTAACTACATCGAAAGTGATGTAGAAGTAAGTAAGCACGTTTTAGGTAATGCTCAAACAGGCTTTAGTGCAAGTAAACTTATTACCTTACCAAACGGAGAGCCAAGCCCTGACGAAAAACGTGCAGTAAGCAGACAGTTTGACAATATGTACACGGGTGCAGACGGCAAGAAGTATTTACTTGCTTTTGTAAACGATGCAACAAGAAAGCCTATTGTTGATGACTTAGGTGCGAGTGATTTAACTAAAGAAGACTTTGGTCGTGTAGACGAGTTAATACAAACTAACATTTTTAGCGGACATCAAATTACAAGTCCTGACTTGTTTGGTATTGCCGTTCCTGGTCAATTAGGAAACAGACAACAGCTTAGAGATAGTTACGAGATATTTAATAACACTTATGTACGTTATAAGCAAATGCAGATTGAAGGCGTATTTAATATGCTTGGACAATATGCAGGAGTAACGGAAGAGTTAAAGCTTCAAGCTGTAGACCCTATTGGAATTGACTTTAGTGAAAGCGTAATTAAGGAAGTAGCACCTAAAGAATGGATATTAGAGAAGCTTGGTATTGACCCTACTAAATACGGATTGCCTCTTGAAACAGAGCAGCCAATGGCAGCAAGTCCTTTAAGTGTAAACGAGCATATTAAAGGCTTGAAAGGTCGTGAGTGGCAGAATATGCAGCGCATCATTCGTGATTTTAACAAAGGCAAGATAACAAGGGAACAAGCAAGTTCTATGTTAAAAGGTGGATATGCTTTAAGCGATGACGAAGTTTCTACTTGGTTAGGTGCAGAGGAATTAGAATTTAACGAAACCGATTTTCAGGTTTTCTTTGAGTTTGGAGAAGATAGAGGTGCTTATGAAGTATTTAAAAGCAAATCAAGATTTAGCGATGATGCAGACTTTGAAATGTTTGCAGATGTATCGCAGTTACAATCTAATATCTTAGATTTAATTGTTAAGGACAAGCGTATTACTCCAGAAGTAATTGCTGACACACTTAAAGAAGATGTAGGTGCGGTTAAGCGTGTTATTGATCTATTAATTGAGAAGGGGTTTATTAAGACAAGCGAAGTAAAGCAAGGTAAGGGCATTGATAGTAACGTTATTATCGAAAGGCAATTAACTGCTCCTATTGGGCAGATTGTTGAAGCTATTAAGCCACAAACTACGCAAATTTTAATTCGTTATTCTTACGAGTGGAAAGCAGGTTTTAATGATGGCGATTTAGATACAAGCAGACCTTTTTGCAAATACTTAGTAACCGCTAATAAGTTTTATAGCCGTAGTGAGATTGAGGCAATGAGTGCAAGGCTTGGTTATAGCGTATGGGATAGACGAGGCGGTTGGTATACTAAGCCAGGAACAAACACACATAGTCCAAGTTGTAGACACGAGTGGAAGTCAAACATAGTTAAAAGAAAATAAGAAATGAGCTTAAACACATTATTCATAAGCGTACAGAATATTAAAG